TTAGTATCCCAGGTTTAGTTCTTGAGCTTCATCAGCCAATTCCTGAAGCGCATCTTTGCTACAACGTTCCTGCCGCTTCTTGTACTCGAGCAAATCAATAAGTTTGATAAGCCGATTCTGACCAACTTTGCGATGGCAGATGTCATCCGAGTCGAGTACTTGATCCAAATAGGATTTCGAAACATTCAGTATGTCTGCTGCTTGTTGATTCGTTAGCTCCTCGTCCATCGACATCAACTTAAACGGCTTACCTTCTGACATCACCGAGAGGACTTTGGTCAGCACGGTGACCACGGCATGCGGAATCTCTACAGCCTCAACGTTGCCCTCACGCTGCAACATGACTTGCGAATCTCGCAAAATTCCACCGGCAAGTGCTTGGCTGAAAGAACTGGCCTTTTCAGCATCTTTTTCAGATGGAACGAAAGTCTCGTCGACAATTTCCACTTCAATCTCCTTGATGTTCAATCGGTCTGATTCGTAATGCCAGTGCCTAAAGATAGGTTGTGTTTCCGATCAAACCTAGTGCCTGCCTCGGCAGCTGTCAGCTTGGTCAATTTTCGAAAAGCTCCTCACGCACGGCGTCCCATGCTTCTCCCTTGTCTGGATCAGTAAAGAACGCTTGCTCGCGCCGCAAGAATTCCGTCTTAAGCTGTTCAGATACGGGCGATGGGCCATCTGCCGCCAAGCGATCGAGCACTGACATCGCCAAATTGAACTGAAGTTCTTTGGGTAAGGCCTCAATGGCCGCCAGTAGATCGTTTTGCTTCATCTTGTGTCTCCCAATCAGGTTTCTACTTGACCATCCTACCTCGGTCAGGCGGCTCTGAGAAGAAACGCGAACTGGACCCTATCACTCCGACCGGGAGAAACTCGGATTTGCAGAAAATGCAGGCATTTTTTGGGTTTTCCAAGTTGCGACATGTTCTGTCGCGTTGCGACACGACTTGTCGCGGCTGGTCCTCGGTTGAGAGGACGTGAATCGCCCGACTGACCGCTACCTGCGTTTCCGCGAGTCGGTCTCCGGCGCATTCTGGTAACGGTCTGAGCGGCTGTGGTCATGCCATTCCTCCAACCGGAGGAAGAAATTGACTGCGTCTGAATACCAAAGCCAGATGGTCCCCTTCGCAATGGAGCTGGCAAATCGCATCTCGCTGCGTCTCGAACATCACAACTCGCTGACGTCGTTCGAGATCGAGGACATCGAACAAGAGCTTCTCACTTACGTTCTCGAACGAGCCACGCAATTTGATCCCGCCAAAGGAAGCGTCGAAGCCTTTGTGACACAAATGATGCGGACGGCCGCCGCTTGTCTCATCCGAGGATCGAATCGGCGACGCAGTAACCCGCCGCCAGGGCGCGTCGTCGACTCGCTGTCGAAGATGGTCGAAGGGCCTGATCGTAAGTCTGAGGAGCTTAACCGTGGGCTCTCTTCCGCCGATGGCACACGCCGTCGCCAGACCGAACCACGCGACCCATTTCGTGACGTCGAGTTGGCCGATGCCGTTTACCATCAGATCAACACTCTGCCTCGCCGCTACCGTCGCATCGCGCGGCTTCTGCGCACTCACAACCAAAACGAGATCGCAAACAAACTCGGTTTATCGAAACGAAAAGTTTCGCAGGTTTTAGCAGGGATTCGTGAGCATTTTGCGAGTGTCGACTGGAGTGAATCCGGATTTTCTTGGGACGTCGTTTCTCCAAATTGCATAGCTAGTTCTGGAGAGGACAACGCTTTTCAAACCACCCAAGAATCTGAAATGGAGAAATCTGCATGAGCGCACCCGCCATGAATATCGAACAGCGCGTCACTGTCTCGCTCGCCTTGCAGCGATACCTGCGAGCCGTCGAACGCTTCGAAGCAGCCTCGAACGAGTTCAACGAATCCTGCCAGATCATTCGTCAGGCACTTCCTCGTGAGAGCCGCTTCGTCGCCAACATCATGCACCAGCATTACCTGGTAACCAGCGACAACGAAGGCAACTTCGAGGTCGAGTCCGTCGACACGGTTTGATTCGCAACCTGTCATTCCCCTTTTCGACCTCCTCGCTGAAAGATCCGAAAGCGATGTCAACAAGACTTTTACCTCATGAACCCGGTGATCGGAAGTGCCTGAAATGCAACAAAACGTTTCGTTCCAAGAGTGCAGCTAACCGCATTTGCAAGAAGTGCTCGCAAGTCAATTCGTCACTGAAGGTAAGTGCAGCTCAGCTCGCTCGGGAACGAGGCGAGAGACGCCTCAATGGCAATCTGATCGAAGAACCAGACACCTACGAGATGAACCGCTTCTAGGCATCTCTTTGACCAAAAGTACTCGTCACAACACCGATTCATAAAAGCACCCATGTCCCAAGTCACTCCACAAACCGAAACGAACGATAAGACGCTGCTGACCTATTCGGCGCTCAATACGTTTCGCAATTGTCCGCGAAAGTATAAGAACCGTTATCTCGATAATCTTCGGCCGCGTGAGCGTGCAGAGGCGTTGTCGTTTGGCAGCGTGGTCCATACGGCAATCGAGCTTTGGTATCGGTCGCAATATGCTGAATCTCGGCTTCGCGATGTCCTCACGTACATTGATGATGCCTTCGAAAATCGCATGGTCGATTCCAACCAGATGGTTCAATGGCATTTGGCTAAGGCGATGTTCCGTGGTTACGCCGAACGCTATGGAACTGAAGAGTTCGAAATCGTCGAAGTTGAAAAGGAGTTCGTCGGCGAGATCCGCAATCCTGACACCGGACGGCAGAGTCAAACATTCCGTATCGCGGGCAAGGTTGATGGCATCGTACGTTGCCACGATGGTTTGTATCTGCTCGAGCACAAGACGGCATCTACCGTTGATGCGAGCTATCTAGACAAGCTGTGGACCGACACTCAAATCGCCTTGTACTGCTATTACTTACGCGAACTTGGCTATCCGATCGTTGGCGTCATCTACAACGTGCTCCTCAAGAGTCGGCTTAAGCAAGGTAAAGGCGAAACGCAGGAAGAGTACGAAGTTCGTCACGCGGAACTTGCTGCCAAAAACAAGAGCGGCAAGTCGACTGCGAAACGCCAGATGCCTGAGACGGATGATGAGTTTCAGTCGCGACTGACTGAATGGTACTCACGTCCCGAGGCGTTCCATCGCGAATTCATTTATCTCTCCGAAGACCGACTTGCCATGTTGCAAGACGAGGTGTGGGAGATCACCCAGCAATATCTCGATGCCCGACGGCGTGGCAAATGGCTGCTCAACACCTCGAACTGTTTCTCGTACCAACGACCGTGCGAGTACTTGGCTTACTGCCAATCGGGATTCAATCCAAACGTCGCTGACAACCTGTACGAGATCGCTCTCCCCAACGAAGAGCTATCTCGTGTTGATTCTGAAGCACCACAGTTCTGATTTGAAAGGAAGCCTGATTCATGACAATGACTTTACCAACCACCAAGACCAAGCCGACTACGGACTTGGCCAAGCAATCGATCTTACTTTACGGCGTGCCAAAGCTCGGCAAGAGCTCGTTCGCCTCGCAATTTCCTGAGGCCATGTTCTTTGAATGCGAACCAGGTCTCAATCACTTGGAAGTGTTCAAGGTACCGACCTATTCGTGGGAAGCATTCTTAGAAGCTTGTAAGTTACTTGCGAAAGGCGATCACAACTTCAAAACGATTGTGATCGACACGGTCGACAACGCCTTCAAGATGTGCTCGGACTATGTCTGTGCCAAGCATGGCATCGAGTACGAAGGTGATATGGGCCACGGCAAAGGTTGGGCTCTCGTTAAGAACGAATGGCATCGTGTGCTGACTCGATTGGCTAGCTTGCCGTATGGTTTGATCCTCATCTCGCACGCGGTCGACAAAACGATCGAAACGCGAACGGGCGAATACACCAAGACGATTCCGAGCTTGCCAGATCGTGCTCGCAACGTCGTGTTGGGCCTAGTCGACATCATCCTCTACGGCGACTCGGTCTCTCGTAAAGACGCTGCGGGCAATCTCGTTGTTGATCGCGTGCTAAGAACCAAGCCTCATCCAACTTACGAGGCCGGCGACCGCACGGGTCGCTTGCCCGAGATGCTGCCACTCGACTATGCCGCCTTCAATTCGGCATTCAGTGGCATCGCTTTGAATTCAACCGCACAGAGCCCAGCGCCCGGCAAAGGCCCTGCTGCATCTTCTTCCACTCCGGGCAGCACCCCAGCAGGAAAGGCTGTTAAGCAATGAGCGATTACGAAGAATACGAAACCACCAACCAATCCGTTGATCTGTCGTCATTCGATAATGATTTCGCAACCGCGGAAGCTCCAGAGTATGACGAGGTCCCCGATGGCAAGTATCAGGCTCGTATCGAGTCAGTGAAACTTGAGAGTAGTCAAAAAGGTGACCCGATGATCAAGTTCGATTTGGAAGTGCTGTCTGGCTCGCAAGCCGGCCGACACATCTTCAAGAACTCGGTCATCACGCAAGCATCGATCCCTTATGTGAAAGGCGATCTGAAGACGCTGGGCCTGCAACTCTCCAAGTTCAGCGAATTGTCTGGGCGACTAGAAGAACTGCTCGATGTGACCTTAGAAGTCACGAAGCGGACTCGCGGTGACTACACCAACGTCTACTTCAATCGACGCATTCGTCTCGCGGCCACTTCGAACGGTGAAGTTCCATCGTCACCGGACATGCCGTTCTGATCGTTTGACGCTTGAGTTCATATGGGTACGGCTGGGACGGAACAAGCGAATGAATCGATGTTAATCGGCCATTCGCTCCGTCCCGGCTTTCTTAGATTCAGTGAAAGGAAGCAAGGATGGTTACCGAGTTTGATCTCCCCTATCCACCCTCGGTCAATCATTACTTCAGTTATTACCAGGGGCGTCCCGTTTTATCCAAGGATGCACGCACCTATCGACACCAAGTACGCCGCATTGCAATCGCCAAAAGCATAAAACCGCTGATGGGGCCAATTGCGATCCGCATTGATATCGCACCGCCCGATGATCGGCGTCGCGATTGTGACAACGTTCAGAAGGCTGTTCTCGATGCATTACAGCATGCTGGTGTGTTCTGGGACGACTCGCAGGTCGTTTGGCTGCTGTCGATCAAGCACGAATCCAAACCAAAAGGCGAGATCAAAGTTCAGATTGATGATGCCGAAACACAAACACTTTCTCACGCAATGGAGATCGTTTAGCCATGTCGCAACTCACCCGTTTCAGTCGCCCCATCGTTCGGCATTTGCCGAGTCTCAATCTCGTTGTCCGTTTCGATGATTCGGGCATTTCCGTCCGCGCGTATCGCTGCCGCAAATGGAAAAGCGTCACATGGGCGCAGCTCGCGTCTCTGTCTGATGACTCGATGCCAGTAGTCAAAGCGTGCGAGGTCAAAGATGGACTACGAATGTTGAAAGCTCTTGGTGTGACCATCGCCAGCGAAGGAAGCGAGGTCACTCCCAAGCAATGACAAACGTACCTTCCAATCTTACGCTTGAACATATCCCGCTATCGTTGCGATCGACACCGCAGTGGGTTGCATGGCGATACATCACGCGCGATGGCAAGCAAACCAAAGCGCCGGTGTCGCCCCATGATGGCAGTCTCGCTGATTCAACGTCCGGAAACACCTGGGGAACATTCGAAGACGCCGTCGAAGCATTTCAGAGTGACAGTTCGCTTGCTGGCGTCGGATTTGTCTTCACGGCCGATGATCCCTACTGTGGCGTTGATCTCGATAACAGTATTGACGCGGAGGGCAACATTAAACCGTGGGCTGTTGACCTACTGGCCAAGCTGGATAGCTACGCCGAGATCAGTCCTTCGCGACGCGGACTCAAGGTCTTCATTAAGGCCAATAAGCCAGGTAAACGTTGTCGGAAGGCTTATCACGATGGTGGAATCGAGATCTACGATCGTGATCGCTTCTTCACAGTAACGGGCGAGCGTCTCCAGGAATACCCCAGCGACATCAATCTCCGCCAACAGTCGCTCGACCTTGTGTATGGATCCGTCTTTGGAGGCGATGAACCAGGTTCGGCCGTATCTCCCAATCGTGGACCATCACCTCCAAACGACGATCGTGTCTCGATCGCACTTAGCGATAACGAGATTATCGAGCTCGCTTGCAAGAAACCTCGCACCGGAGATAAGTTTCGATCGCTGTGGGATGGCAACTGGAATGACCATTACAACTCGGCCAGCGAAGCGGACTCTTCGGTCGTATTCACGTTGGCTTATTACACCAAAGATGCCACACAAATTGATCGCATCTTTCGACAATCAAAGCTCATGCGATCCAAGTGGGATCAGTTGCATGGCAGCGAGTCCTACGGCGCGACTACGATCTCGAAGGCGCTTAATAATGTCACCAAACAATACACTCCGAAGCCTAAGCGAACCACAGCCAGTCGGCCGTTGCCACCGGAGCCCGCCAACGCTGGATTACCTTCCATCATCATCGATAATCGGCAGCTTGGCGATCTCACATCCCAGGCAATGGCGGCGATCAAACGAGCGAACTCGCCACCGACCACGTTTGTGCGATCCGGTGGGCTTGTCCGAATCGTCTATGACGAGCAAGACATTCCAAAGATTGAACCATTGGACGTATCTCGGATTCGTTGCCGGCTGACCGAGGTCGCCAATTTCTTCACGATGCGTAAATCGGATGGTGGCTACATTCCAATCGGCACTAATCCGCCGAAGACTCTTGCCGAGAATATCTTGGCTCAAGAAGACTGGGAGCTTCCACCTTTGGTCGGCGTGGCTCGCGCTCCTATCCTACGTGCCGATGGCACGATCTGTACCACGCCTGGTTACGATCCCACATCGAGGTTGATGTATTGTCCCGACCCTTCGCTCAATTTGATACCAGTCCCAGAATACCCGTGTGGTGAGGAGGTACGTGCGTGCGTTGACATTCTGCTTCAGGTAATCGACGAGTTTCCATTCGTCGACAATGCAAGTCGAGCAAATGCACTGGCGATCTTGTTTTCAATCCTCATGCGTCCCGTCATCAAAGGCCATGTGCCTTTAGCGATTGTCGACGCTCCGATGCAAGGAACCGGCAAATCGTTGTTGATCACGGCGCTGGCAAAGATCGCTGTGGGAAATGTTTCATCCGAGTCGATTCCAGCTAAGCAAAACGAGGATGAATGGCGGAAGAAGATCACCTCGATCTTGATGACATCGGCGTCATTCGTTTTGCTCGACAACATTCCGGACAACACTACGATCGATTCTCCGATGCTGGCTGCAACGTTGACCTCGCGTGAGGTTTCGGATCGGCTCCTCGGTGGCAACCGAATCGTTTCACTTCTCTCTCGCGTTGTTTGGGCCGCCAGCGGCAACAACCTGCGTGTGACGGGCGACTTGCCCAGGCGTTCTTACAGCATACGGCTTGATGCCAACGCAGAACGGCCTTGGGAGCGAACCGGATTCCGCATTCGTGATCTTGAGCAATACATCGATGAGAACCGCGGCAACCTACTTTCCGCCGCGCTCACGATCATTAGAGCTTGGTACACGCACGGTAAGACTATGGTGCCGATACCTGCGCTCGGAAGCTTTCAAGAGTGGGCAGACACAATCGGTAGCGTCCTAGCGTTCGCCGGTATTCCTGGATTCCTCACCAATCTGGAACAGACTCAGGTCGTTCAAGACGAGTCAGCTCAGGAGTGGACAGCATTTTTCGATGCTTGGTGGGAGCGTTTCGGGGACCGATTGCAAACGGCAGATGACATCTGTCGCGTTGTCGTTCCACCTAAAGACTCGCCGGTCGAGTACATCGACGATCCGCTTGTGAGGGCTCTACCAGAGCCTCTGTCCGCGAATCGAGATCGTGGCGAAGGTTCGTTCAAGCGATCGCTGGGACGTCATCTTTCTAAGCTTCGTGGGCGGGTGTTCAACGGCCGCAAACTGAAAGACGCGGGCGTCAACGCGAAGACCCACGTAAGACTCTGGCAGCTGGTTAACATGAGCGCACCACCAAAGATGCTCTTCGACATGGAGGGTGGCGATGACTCTGCAAACGTCTAGCGGCGAGGTTAGCGAGGTTAGCGAGGACATTTTTCAGGTCCGCAATCGTCGTGATGCATTGAATTGCGACACTCGGAGCAATGCCTTGAAAGCGTTTGGCGTTCGCAATTCGTCGGCGCGCAAGTGTGGTTCGAGCACCTTCCGTGGGCATCGTAATCTATTCGAAATTCGTCCTAAGTCCTGTGCTTATGGATGCTTAGATGCGTTTCGAGCTCATTCAGTCTTAGCGAGGTTAGCGAGGTTAAGCGAGGTTATGGTTTTGGGCTTAACCTCGCCCTGGAAACCCATGAAAACATTGGTGTTATTAGCAAAGGCGAGGTTAGCGAGGTTATTTCCTCCTATGCTCACATGTACGCACGCGTGCGTGCGCATGCGCGTGATAAATAATCACGCGTATAGAAACGGGCTGAAAATAACCTCGCCTAACCTCGCTAACCTCGCCGGCGGGTTTTCGATCGCGCGAACGAAGATATCGGTAGCTTCAATCGATCGCACGACGTTGCGCACTGACGCGAGATCTTTCGCAAGCTGCCCAACGCGTCGCCTCTCGCACTCATCGCGTCAGTGGGCCAACAGCGGCCCCCACAACGCGTCTGCCACTATGGCACTCGATACCAAACATGTTTAGGTACTTCTGGCCCGAGACCACCAATCTTGGGCCGTGGGAACAGCCGCGCGATTAGGCACAGTTTGTTTGTTTTGTCCGACCCCCAGCTCCCTAGCCAAAGGATTGCATTATGACCATCACTTCCCTGCAGATTGAAATGTGGACGCTCGATCGAGTTCGTCCCTATGAAAACAACCCTCGCAACAACGACAAAGCCGTCGACGCGGTTGCAGCTTCGATCAAGGAGTATGGCTTCTCGCAGCCAATCGTTGTTGACAGCGACAGCGTCATCATCGTCGGCCATACGCGATTGAAGGCCGCGCAGAAGCTTGGACTTGAACGCGTCCCCGTCGTGGTCGCTTCGCACCTGACGCCAGAGCAAGTGCGTGCGTACCGAATCGCCGACAACAAGACCGCTGAGATCGCGGAATGGAATTACGATCTGTTACCGATCGAATTGTCGGCATTGCAGGAAGCGAACTACGACCTCGGGCTCCTGGGCTTCAACGCTGAGGAGCTCGCGAAGCTGATGGATACCGGCGTCAACGAAGGCTTGACCGATCCGGACGAGATCCCCGAGCCGCCAGACGAAGCGGTCACTCAACCTGGTGATCTTTGGATCCTCGGTAACCATCGGTTGCTCTGTGGCAACAGCTCATCGCCGGCAGATCTGGATCGTTTGTTGGCCGGCGCTACCATCCACCTAGTCAATACAGATCCGCCTTACAACGTGAAGGTTGAGCCGCGATCCAACAACGCAATCGCTGCCGGCCTGTCGTCGTTCACAAACGATGGAGCAGCTTCGAGGCTCAAAGGTGGCCAAGGCAACGCTGCTTCATTTGGGGTCGATCACGAGACTGGCAAACCGAAGCATGCGGCGACGCACAAAAAGCTTCGTGCTAAAGATCGTCCGTTAGCGAATGACTTCGTTAGCGACGAGGCTTTTGATCAACTGCTTGACGATTGGTTTGGAAACATTGCACGCGTCTTGCTACCAGGTCGCTGCTTCTACATCTGGGGTGGCTACGCCAACTGCGGAAACTATCCACCAGTGCTTAAGAAGCATGGGCTGTACTTTTCACAGTCGATCATTTGGGACAAGCAGCATCCTGTCTTGACTCGCAAGGATTTTATGGGTGCCCACGAATGGGCGTTCTATGGATGGAAGGAAGGAGCCGGGCATAAGTACTACGGGCCCAAGAATGCGACGGACCTATGGCAGGTGAAGAAGATCAATCCACAGTCAATGTCACATTTGACTCAGAAGCCTGCGGAGCTTGCAGTTCGCGCTATGCAGTACTCGTCGGTGCAAGGTGAGAACGTGCTAGACCTCTTCGGCGGTAGTGGCTCGACGATGATCGGTGCCGAGCAATGCGGTCGCAATTCATTCTCGATGGAACTCGACACACTTTACTGCGATGTCATTGCAGACCGCTTCCAGCGCTTCACGGGTATCCCAGCGGTCTTGGAACGGACCGGCGAGTCGCCCATTCCAATGCAGCCTCGTGAACAGAACATGCGATAGGAGGTCACGTTCAAAACTTATGACTATGCCAAGCCTCATCTTCAAAGACATAGATGTACTCCGCTCCGCAGTTCCTTGCGAATTCATGCAGGGCTGCGCGAGTGGGCATGACGACCGCGCGATTGCCGTCGGTGAATCGCTCGGGCGTTCCGTCGTTGGCGAGCGAGCGAATATCGCCACCCGCGACCAACGTACGCGCCGATTCGATCAAAGTGTAATGTTCTTTGAGGACTCTGCCGGCATGGTCTTGGTAGCCATCGAAGTGAAGATAGATCGCGGCGTAGCGACCATCTTCTTGCTTGCAGGCAATCGTTGCTCTTGTGGACATAGGTTGGTTTCCTTACTTCGAATGTTCGTGGTGGTTGGGTTCGACGATGGCGACACAATCGTCGGGCATCGTCAGCATGAGCGAGCGGCCGTTGTCCCAGTCGACATCGACCTGCGCCCAATCGCGGTGGTCATGAACGGCGACAACAGTCCCGAGCGATCCAACGGGGATTGGGTCTGGATCTTGTGGCATCGACACCAAACGGATGCGATCACCGTTCTTCAATCGTGTGTGCATGGTCATTGGTTCCTTGTGTCATTTGGTAGTTGCGTTGAGTTTGTCGAGCAGCTCGCCGGCTTGAGCCAGGCGTGCATTGACCTGTGCCATCGTGTGAACGTTCCGCCATCGCAGCTTTGGATCATCCGGTTGTTGCAAAGCATCGAGCGATTGACGCAATCGATCGAGGTAGTCGCGTGCTACGAGGTGAAGGTTCTCGTAGGGAGCTGCTGGCTCAAGGTTTGGTTTGGCCATGGTTGGTTCCTGGTTGTTGGAGAAACGAAAGACGATCGCCAACAGTCAGCCAGCGAATCGCAAAAACATCAAGCCAACATGCGAGCATGTTTTGCGAAATTTCTGGAAACGTGTGGATGCGCCGGCGAACCGCAGTTTCGCGACGTGTCGCGTTGTGTTGAGCTTTGGGCTTATGTTCGCATCAACGAGAAAACGCCCACACGGTATAAACGTTGGGCGATTGGTGGGAAGCGTTCCGTGCTTCGGGCTTGTCTACAAGTCGTGCGGTACCAAGATGGCAGCGCCGTGGCCGGAAACCGCGATCGAATCTCCGTTGGTCGTTCGAGCGAACAGCGTGGGACCTTGGCGGATCACATCCACCACGCGGCCGACGTCGAGCTTGCGATTGTTGATCGTTCGCAGGTCGTAGGTGATGCCTGGCTCTGGCGTTGCGATCTCGCCGTCGGCCAGGTCATCCACCGTTCGCAAATCGTAAAAGAGTTTCACCGGTTCGGTCTCCTAGCCTCGAACGGTGAAGCGTCCGCGTTCGGTCTTCACAAACTTGCTATCGTCGCCCTTGGCCAGGTCGCGGAGGATTGCGCTGTACAAGGTCGCGTGAGGCGTCTTGCCACCGGGACTGGTCCAGTAACCTTTGGCTTCCATCGCGGTGATCAGCTCTTGAGCATTCATCGGTTCGCTCGATTCGCCAAGAACTTTCAAGGCAGCGGCGACGCAGCTCAATCGCTTCTCGCCGGCGTCGCCCGTTTCAGTCGTTACTGCCTTAGCTTTGCGTGGTTTCTTGAGGACCGCAACCGCCGTGGAAGAATCGCCTCCGATCGTTTCGACCGTTGCCGGTTCGTTCTCAACCACCGTTACGTTGCCTTCGGTGGTGACCTTCGCACGTCCGCGCTTTGCACCCACTTCGCCCTGAAGGCGTTGAGCGCTCTTGATGAGAATCTTCTTGCCGGTTGCGAGGTTGGTTGCATCCCAGCCACCGCGAGGTTTCTCTGCATCGATTTGAATCTCGCATCGGTTGCCCGAAACGTTCGCGTAGTATTTGCCACCAATCTTTACTTCTGCCTTCTTCATCTTCGTTTCTCCAAATCTGTGTTCGTGGTTGGCTGCCATCGTCAGGCCGATCGAACCACCGATCGGCTACGCGCGTCCGTGTTGCGTTTCGGCTTATTGACCAAAGACCAAGTCCGACAATCCCTCGCAGAGAAAGTCGACTATCACCTGCACCTCTGTATTGACCGCCGGCACATCCAACCCGCGATCAAAGTTGAACATCACTTTGCGATCGGCCAGGCGTTGAATCCAAAGCTTCGATATTTTGCTTTGGTTCAATTCGAAGGATTCGTGCTCGGCATGTTCGGCGAACACCAAGGCGTCGAAGCGGTAATCGTCGTTGATCTTGCCTTGCACCCAAGATCCGCCAGCGCCGCGGTTGCGATTACTGATCTTGGTGATCGTCAGGTCGAGGTCGTGTTGAGTCATCTGCTGGTCTCCGTTGCTTGGTTGGTGAATCGTTTTCGCGTTAACACACATGAGCCATGTGGTTTGAACCGCCTCAAGCCGAATTCAAAAGGAATTCGAATTCTTTTCTTCGATGCATACCTGCGTTCGGAAATGTTGGGCGAGCTTCGCTGCGGTGGCCTGCACATCGGCCAGTTCGTCGAAGAAAAGTTTCATGGTCGTTGGGTTGGAAGCGGCGAGGATCGGCATCTCTTCGATCGCTGCGTACAGGTCGCTGATTGTTTCCAACGCTCGCCGGTGTGCGCCGAGGAACTGGGCCGAGGTCAGGCGTGGTCGGTTCGTCATGGTTGGCATCGTGTTGATCTCCATTTGTTCGTGTTTGATATGTCGTATGCGATGACACACATGAGCCATGCGGTTCAAACCGCATCAAGCCGAAGAGGAAAAGATTCTGAAGGTTTTCCAGAATCTTCTCTCCGGCGCATCGATGTGTCGCAATCAACTATCGCGACATGTTTCCCAAGCCCGTTTGCTGCCGTAGCAGATCTGACCGCCTTCGACGATGTAGACCGTGTGGTCGTCGGCAACGTCTTGGGCGTCGTCGTCTTCATCCTCATCGTCGGACGCGTCGTTCATGTCGCGTCCGCTGGTCACGCCGCAGATGCGGTTCTCGAAGGGCCAGTTCTGCTGGGTCATCAGTCGCACTTCGGCGTCGCCTCCGAACTCTTCGCGGTAGTCGTTGAGGATTTCGATCAAGGTGTCGAGATTCATGTTTGGTTCTCCGTTTGGGTGAATGAAAATTTGTTATGCGATAACACACATGAGCCATGCGGTGCGGACAACCTCAAGCCGTCCTTGCAATGTTTTCAGCAGGTTTTTTCAGCATTTTTTGGAAGGCAAACATTCATCGATCGCGTCGGGCAACATGCTGCCGGAAAGGACGTCGATTGCTTCCTCAAACATGCGGAGCTCTGCTTCGAGGGCTCGAGCGGAATCTCCGGTCGCTATTACGAATGCGCCGGCCAGGTTGTCAGCCAGTCGCCTCAACCTCGAGACCAATTCACGGTAGTCCTCGCAGAGATCCAGCGCTGTGGCGCGAGGCATTTGTTTGAAGGCGGCTCTGATAGCAGTGGGTCTGGCGTTGATTCGAGACATCGGTCTGTTCTCCTATTGCGTGATGAAAGCGGTTGGTCGCTGGGCGATGACACACATGAGCCATGCGGTTCAACCGACAGCAAGCCGAGTCCGCTAGCTTTCTCCCATGTTCTTCCATGTTTCTTAGGAGGCCTTACGGGCCCCGACGTTGGCCCGTGTTGCGATACTCTGAATGTTGGGGGCTTGGTCGAAGGTTCCGACAGGAACGCGATTGAGGGCGAGTGTCGCGACCAAGCGGAAGAACGCCGCGCTTCCGTTCGCAGCGTCCGTGGCATTCCGCTGGTCTGTGGTTTAGAGGATCTTTCCAAGGCGGCTGTTCTTCATCGCGTCCAGGGCTTGGACCGCGTTGAAGTGTTCGGTGAGAAGTGGGCCGGCGCTGGGTGTTTGTTGTGCGTCGGCGATCTCAAGGGTTTCCGCGAGGGTCATCAATCCCTCTATCGCCTTGTAGTAGGCTTCGCGGATCTCTTGGGCTTGGTGGGCATCCATCGCCTTGAAGATCTGGCGAAGGGTTGCGTCGGTCGCTGCGTGTGGGTTGTTTGCGTTGGTCATGTTTGTGTCTCCGTTTCGGAAAAAGGTTTGAATCGTTTACGCGATGACACACATGAGCAATGCGGTTTCGATAACCTCAAGCCGAGCATGCGAGAATTCGAGAAAGATTCTGCAGCTTTCTCTTCTGCGCATCGCCCGTCGCGGAAGTTCGCGAATTGGGAGGACGCATATGTTGGCCCTCTACTAACTATCTATGCAAAAGAGGTTGAACGAGGTCCCAAAGAAACTCGCGAGCACTTCGCCGGCAGCGTTTGGCCGCCGGCGAATCCGCGTTGTTCGTTAGTCTTTCCTCAAGAAGAACTCGAGCATTTTTTGTTGCTCGAGGAGTTTTGCAAGTTCCGCTTTGGCCTCGCGTGCAGCGCGGAGGTCACCCTCTGCGAAATCAACCCAGGACATGCTGCATGGTTGGTCGGCCAGCAATGCCTCGGTGTCTTTGACCGCCCCTTGAGCGCGACGAAGCATGCATTGAGCCGCCTCGTCCATGCGGCGCATAGCATCGGGGATCATCCATTTGAGCCGTCGCAGTTGGTCCTGGATCGCTTGTTCGGCGCTCGTTTGATTCGTGTCGTTCATGTGTGTTTCTCCGTTTGGGAAAGGGAATGGAATCGTTTACGTAATGACACACATGAGCCATGCGGTTTGAGTAACCTCAAGCCGAATCCCGCATGTTTTCAGAATGTTTTTCGCTGCTTTTTCGCTGGCCCCTCATCGCACAACGTTCGAGTGTATTGCGTCCATCTGGATCTTGGGTGCTTGGTCGCATGTAGTGTGAAGAACGCGACAGTGCGCAAGTGTTGCGACCAAGTGGAAGAACGCCGCGATTCCGTTCGTGGCGTTCTATGTGGTAGCGGTTTAGGCCGCGCGGTCGTATTTGCGGGCGAGCTCGAGGAGTTTGGTTTTGATCGTCTTCCATTCCGGTTTGGTTTCGCAGGCGACCTCTCCGTAGACCTTATCGCGAAGGGCACCCTTGTACCAACCTTTGGTCCATCCGAGTCGGTAGAACAATCGGTTGAGTTCGGTTTCGCCAAGGCCGGCACCCGGGCGATCCCAGCAACTCTTAGTTCCTTCCTTCTTGATGTAATCCCATTCGCTGCATCGTTTGGTGTTGAGGGCGAGTTCAACCAAACCCAAAACCATCATCAGGTATCCGACCACCTTGGTCTTGTTGAGCGTTCCGCCGAAGGCTCGGAATTCGATTCGGTTCTTGCCGCGGGTCAGGTGGGTCAGGTTCAGCAGGTGGTAGCGATCCGATTCGCATCGGCTCTTGGCGTTGTCTTTGTTGCCGTATTGTTTGATTCGCTTGGCGTACATCATCTGTTCGCGTTTGCGGGTTCCGGTCGAAGCGTAGATCGCTCGTTCGTGGTTGCCGACCAAGGAGATCAATCTTGCCAAGGCGGCTGCGTCTCCGTTCCAGCTAACCGTTATGTGCAAACCGCAACTCGAATTTACTCGGCCCCCGCGAGCGTTGATTTGGTCGATCGCGTTCTCGATCTGGCGTACGCCTTCAGCCCCTTTGAGTATCGGGCTTACAAACTCGCATCCTTTGCGAGAGGTGTTCTCGGGTCGGATACTTCCGTCGCGTTCTGCTTTCCATCCGGTTGGCAGCCAAGGTACTTGGTATCCGCTGTGGTAAGGTCCGATCGGTGTGTTGTCGGTGCTTGGGAGGGTGGTTTCGAATTCAATTCCGAAGGCGATTTCGTTTGCGTTCATCGTTCTGTTCCTTTGTGGTTCGAGGTGTGTTTTGCGTCGCGTTTTTTGCGTCGCGATGACACACATGAGCCATGCGTTTCGAGGAACATCCAGCCGATTCCTGCATGTTTTTCCAGTAATTTTGCATGTTTCCAGAGAGGCCACCGGTGCCCCAACATTACGCCACCGTCGCGTCCAAACATGCTCCGCATAACGAGGCGAACATGCGGCTAAAACGCGACCGTCCGAAAACGGTGGCCCCACGTTTCGAGATGCCAATCCATGGAGGAATGCGATGAGTGAAGGAAACAACCAGGTTGATCCGACGAGGCTTTCGGTAGAGCAAGCGGCGAAACTACTTTCAGCCGCTTACCGAGAACGCATCGAGCCGGAGAAGATCCGACTAGACCTACAAAACGGTGCGCCGGTGAACGTTGATGGAACGATCAACCTCGTGCACTACAGCGCATGGCAAGCAAAGGAGATGGGACGTGGCGAGTGATCCAAGGAAACTAAAACCAAGCGAGCTATGTCGTCTACTCAATTCAACGCCACTGGGCGAGGTGATCAGCGAACGGCAACTCTATCGGCATCGTCAACGCGCCGGCGCACGCATCGGCGACAACAAGACTGTTGACTTGCTTCGCTATTGCGCATGGATGCATGTCGTACGACATACGCCTCGCACGACAAACGGTGTAGATCCATACGATGCTATGAAGGAAAGAGCGCGTGCTCGTAACGCAGCGCTTGCACTTGCTGGTCGCGACATCGGTGAACTACCAGAGGTCGATAACGTAGATCGCAAGGATCGTGCATCGCGTGACTTCAGGTACTTTTGTGAGACATACTTTCCGCTCACGTTTCATCTCGCATGGTCGCCGGATCATATCAAGGTCATCAACAAGATCGAGCAAGCGGTTGTGCACGGAGGTTTGTTCGCACTCGCGATGGCTCGCGGTAGCGGCAAGAGCTCGATTGCGGAAGTCGCATGTATTTGGGCAGTGCTGTATGGGCATCGCAACTTTGTTTGTTTGATCGGCAGCGACGAAGGTCATGCATGTGATATGCTCGATTCGATCAAAATCGAACTTGATAGCAACGAGTTGCTCTTAGCAGACTTCCCCGAGGTCTGCTTCCCGATTCAAGCCCTCGATGGAATCTCGAATCGCGCAAATGGCCAGCTCTATAAAGGCAAACGCACGCAGATCGGATGGACCGCCAAAGAAGTCGTCCTACCAACGATCGAAGGGAGCAGCGCCAGCGGAGCGATTATCAAGGTCGCCGGCCTAACCGGCCGCATCCGAGGTATGAAGTTCAAACGTCCCGATGGCAGAACAGTACGACCAAGTCTTGTGGTACTCGATGACCCGCAAACGGATGAGAGTGCTCGTTCGCTCTCGCAATGTGCGAATCGCGAAAGTATCCTCGCCGGCGCTGTCCTTGGCTTAGCTGGTCCTGGCAAGAAGATCTCTGGCATTATGCCCTGCACGGTTATTCGTCCAGGTGATATGGCGGACAATATCCTCGATAGGAATCGCCATCCAGAATGGAATGGCGAACGAACCAAGATGGTCTATGCGTTCCCAAAGAATGACTTGTTATGGGAACGTTACGCCGAGATCCGCGCCGAAGGGATGCGTGGCGGTGATGGCGGTGAAGCGGCGACCGAGTTTTATCGGCAGAACCAAGCCGCAATGGACGAAGGTGCGATTATCGCTTGGCAAGAGCGATTCAACTACGACGAACTTTCCGCGATCCAGCACGCGATGAATCTCAAACTGCAAGACGAGGCAGCGTTCTTCGCCGAGTACCAGAACCAACCATTGCCTGCAGAAACGGTGGTTGACGGGATGCTCAAGCCAGAAGAAGTGTCGACGAAGATCAACCGCATGGATCGTGGCTTGGTTTCGATTGGCGCGAATCATCTTACCGCCTTCATCGACGTCCAGCAGAAGCTGCTTTTCTATGTGGTCGCCGCATGGGAGGACGACTTCACGGGATATGTGATTGACTACGGTTGTTACCCCGACCAGCAGCGTCCGTATTTCACACTACGCGAGGCACGGCAAACGCTGAGCTCCGAAGCGACGGGAACCGGACTCGAGGGATCGATCTATGCCGGCCTCGACTCACTAACTTCAAAACTACTCGATCGCGAATGGCAGCGAGACGACGGCGCTGCGATGCGTATCGGTCGCTGTTTGATCGACGCCAACTGGGGCCAATCAACGGATGTGGTCTATCAGTTCTGCCGGCAGTCCAAGCACGCCGCTGTGATCACTCCCAGCCACGGTCGGTTCGTCGGCGCTTCGAGCTTGCCGTTTAGCGAGTATCGTCGCCGGCCAGGTGATCGAGTAGGACTCAACTGGCGTATCCCGAACGTACATGGCAAACGAGCCATACGACACGTGGTCTACGATACCAACTGGTGGAAGTCGTTTATCAACGCTCGGCTTCGTGTTTCGATGGGCGATCGCGGTTGCCTCTCGCTCTTTGGTACGAACGCCGAAACGCATCGTATGTTCGCCGAGCATTTGACCTCAGAGTACTTCATCAAGACCGAGGCCCGCGGTCGGAACGTTGATGAATGGAAGCAGCGACCGGAGCAGCCGGACAACCACTGGTTCGACTGCCTTGTGGGTTCCGCAGTTGCGGCATCGATGCAAGGAGCAATTTTATTTGGAATTGATTCAACACGCGAAATAGCCCCAAAACGCTTGAGTTTTAAGGACATCCAGCAGAACCGACGCAAATAGTTTTGGGACGTCGTTCGGACAAATTGCATAGTTAGTACTGGAAGAGGCTATCGAGTTTCTTTTTCACTCGAAGAGGGTTTCCAGTATGTCAGACAACTTGCAAGAGACGATTCGCGAGAGTGCGAAAGCACCTGCTAAGGCATCTGGAGATGCCGGTAGCGTCGAGCAGCACAAGCTCACTGAGCAGATCGCTGCTGACAAGTATCTGGCATCCAAGGCGGCCGCCTCTCAACCGAAGCGTGGCCTTCGATTTAACAAGCTCGTGCCACCGGGTGCGGACTAATCGGTTCGCAACTGATCGAGCTTGTTTCTATAGGCAGGGGTGTCGGGTTTAACAGAAGGGATTGATTCACGGATGTTTAAGTTGTTGTCAGGGATTCTAAGCAGGAACGGCGATCGTAAAGATCGGTCGCTCGTCCGTGGACGCTCGGCCCGACACCCCTGGTCGTTGGTGAGAATGCTTGGACGCTACGACGCTGCGACCACCACGATCGACAACGTTCGCCACTGGGCGGCCGCTGACGGGTTATCGGCCAGTGCGGCCAATAGCCCCGAAGTTCGTCGCACGCTACGCAACCGTTCGCGGTACGAGATCGCCAACAACTCTTATGCCCGCGGTATCTCGCTGACGCTGGCCAACGATTGTGTTGGTACCGGTCCTCGATTACAGATGCTGACCGCAGACGCGTTTGCAAATCGCTTTGTTGAGCAGGAGTTCTTCGCTTGGGCTGATGCAGTTGGCCTGGCAGAGAAGCTACGCACGATGCGGCTCGCTCGCGTTTCGGATGGTGAATCATTTGGTTTGCTAACTAGTAACCCAAGAATCGATTCGCCAGTTCAACTCGATCTCAAGCTGGTCGAAGCCGAACAGGTCACATCGCCCATTTTGGCACTCGATAGTTATCGATACCTCGATGGCATTCGCTTCGATGAGCATGGCAACGCGATCTCTTATGATGTCCTCCGAGAACATCCAGGCGACGACGCTTTCTCGTTAACCGAGAACTATGACACTATCGATGCCAGTTCGATCCTTCACTATTTCCGTAGCGATCGGCCAGGGCAAATCCGTGGCATTCCCGACATCACGCCGGCGCTGCCACTGTTTGCACAACTGCGACGATTCACGCTGGCCGTATTGGCGGCTGCCGAAACAGCGGCTGATTTCGCAGGGATTCTATACACCGACGCGCCGGCCGGTGGCGAAGCCGACGCCGCTGAACCTTTCGAACCGATCGAACTGGAGAAGCGAGCGCTCCTAACGATGCCCGGCGGTTGGAAGATGGCTCAGATGCACGCTGAGCAACCAGCCACGACTTACGCGGAGTTCAAACGCGAGATTCTCAACGAAATCGCACGCTGTCTGAACATGCCGTTCAATGTCGCTGCTGGCAATTCGTCGGGCTACAACTACGCCTCCGGGCGACTCGATCATCAAACCTACTTCAAGTCGATCCGTGTCGAGCAGTCTCAAATGGCTCGCACCATTCTGGATCGCATTCTGTACGCGTGGCTGCGCGAAGCGATTCTCATCGAAGGCTATCTGCCCAACTCGCTTCGCACTCTCGACTCGTCGTTCGAGCATCAATGGTTTTGGGACGGACATGAGCATGTCGACCCAGCCAAAGAAGCCAATGCCCAGAAAATCCGCCTCGCCAATCATACGACAACTCTGGCCCATGAATACGCGAGGCAGGGGCGTGATTGGGAGGCGGAACTT